TTTGTCTAGAAAATAGAGACGGATTAAAGTCCGACCGTCTACAATCCTTTTGGCTTAATTCCAAAGTTGATTTCATTGGAGACTTTGACAACCTAGAAAGAGATTTTAGAAAGATTATGTCACGCTTCGATATCGAGGTCAACAATTTTCCAAAAACAAATACTCAACCAAAAAACAAATCGGTATACCTGTGGAACAACCCGGAAATTTTAGCTAGGGCTACCAACCTTTTGAGTAAGGATATCGAACTATACGAAAAAACGTTTAACAAAAAGGCATCGTATGAAAGAGGATAGAAGTACCGAGTTTGTCAACACTATCGAGGAATGGGTTAGTTCCAAGTTTCTTGCTAGAGTAGACCCTCCTAAAGAGATAGAGACGGTAATCAATGCTTCTTTTGAAGAAATGCAGTCATGGAGTCAGGAAACGTGTTACATCAACTCTTTTAGGCTCTACGCATACTCAGAATACTTGGCTGGGGTAAAAGCTAAAGAAAAAATTGTTTTTGATTGGGCAGAAGGTTCTATTTGGTTTATAATAGGTAGTACACTGGACCAATACGGTGATGGGTTTACAAAATGGGAAAAGAAGTATTATTCTGCTGTGAAAGAAAATCCACTAGCTACAAAGATTTTAAAGGTTAAAAACCATGCACATGCTAGGGTTCAAATGCTAGAAGGAAAACAGGAAAGAATTATCAAGATGGCAGACACTCTAAACAATATGGCTAGGAGAAAATAATGAGCGATCTAAGTGTAAAGATAAAAAAACTAATTAAGAAAGCTAAAGAAACTGGCGATATGGAGCTATTAGATTTGGCTACGGACTTGATTGACTCTCAATCTATAAAAAATAGTCAAGAAAAAATCAATAAAGAAGTCACTAAAAACGAAGCGGAATTAGATAATAAATTTCCAGAGTTTTCCATGAAGTCGGAAAGTAAAATGCGACAACCTGTGGAGGTAAAAAAAAGAACGAACCTCTATGTAGACAAAGGTGAACATAAGGATGAGCATAATATCACGCCAAATGTAGAATTAACTGAAAGACGAAGACCAACATTCAAAAAGGTTGACCAAACTTGCCAAAGGTGTAGTAAAGTAGTGAGTGTTAATCCGTCTTTCGTCAGGGATTTTTTTACTTGCGATTCATGCTTACGACGATAAAAACTTATGAATAAAAAATTGAGCGACTTAGCATCAGAAAGAGCTGTATTAGCTGCACTTTGCCAATATGGTTTAGATGCTTATCTAGAAGTTGATTTCATAGAATCAAGATCTTTTACAGATCCTATGAATCAGCTATTATTCGATTGCATATACAAATCAATTTCTGAAAATACTCAGGTAGAATTATCTTCAATTTTATCTGCTGCGAATGATTTAGGCGTATCTGAGCAGATGAACTCTAAGGATGAGATATCCTTTGTACGTTCTTTGTTTAATTTCCCAATAACAAAACAAAACGTAGGATCATACGCAGCGAAAATAGCGAAACTAAAACTTGCTAGAGACTTGTCTCAAACACTAAAAGCTTGTGAAAAAGAGCTGGGCAAGGTAAGTGGGGAAGAGGATATAATGGACATTGTGTCCAAGATTGAAGAGCCTCTTCTAGATGCGACTGGTGACATATACAAATCTTCTAGTAAGAAAACCGAACTGCTTGGAGATGGCATAGAGGATTATTTAGATTTCTTATCTGATAACGTGTCCGACTTCGTAGGCATACCTACAGGCTTCCCTGCGTTAGATGCTGCTATCGGCGGTGGCTTGCGTAGAAAATGCGTTGATCTAGTTGCTGCTAGGCCCAAGGTCGGCAAGTCTATGCTTGGTGACGCTGTAGCGAAATACGTAGCATCTGAAGTTAATGTTCCAGTTTTAGTTTTAGACACAGAAATGTCTAAAGAAGATCACTACAACAGAATGTTGGCTGATGAGTCTGGTGTAGAAATCAACAGAATTTCTACTGGTCGTTTTAGCGAAAGTGAAATAGAAAAAGAAAAGGTTCAAAATGCGGCGCAAAGACTAAAAGAAATTCCATATCACTACATCAGTATTGCAGGAGAGTCTTTCGAAAACATTATTTCTCAAATGAGAAAATGGATTTACCAGCATGTAGGATTCGATGAGTCTGGTAGAACAAAAGATTGTGTTATTGTTTATGACTATCTGAAACTAATGGGTTCAGAGGGTATTAACGCTGCAATGCAAGAGTATCAGGTTCTCGGTTTTCAAATTACCAAACTGCACAACTTTGTGGTTAAATATGATGTTGCGTGTTTGGCGTTTGTTCAACTCAACAGGGATGGAATTACAAAAGAAACTACGGACGTTGTTTCTGGTTCTGACAGGCTTGTATGGCTCTGTACTAGTTTTTCAATCTTTAAATTAAAATCAGACGAAGAAAAAGCGGAGGATGGTCCTGAGAATGGAGACAGAAAGATTGTACCTGTCGTTGCTAGACATGGAGAGGGACTAGATGATGGAGATTATATTAGTATGAAAATGTTCGGTAAGTTTGGAAGAATCCAGCAGGGTTTAACTAGGAACGAGATACATGATAATTCGAGAACAAGAGAACAGGGTTTTGAAACCGAAGAATTTGACGAAGAAGAAAATATCGTCACTCTGTGAAGCCCTGCTTCCAAAATCAAAACAGTTATTAGATTATTTCGGCGTAAACTGGGTAGAGTTTCCAAATAGATTGGCCTTTGCTTGCCCTATTCATGGAGGTGACAATCCAGAAGGTTGCTGTATATTTACTGACGGCGAATCAAACACTGGAAACTGGTCTTGCTGGACAAATCACTGCGAGGAAGAACATATCGGAAACCTTTTTGGTTTTGTTCGGGGATGTTTGAAGCGACATAGAAACAAAGATATTTCTATGCTTGAAACCGCTTCTTTTATTTGTTGGTTTTTAGACACTGACATAGAAGAAATAGAGTCTAGCTTTGTTGACAGAAGTAGTCGAACAGTAGACGTGTTTAACAGGAAGATTGCAAGGAAGGAGTCTCAATTTACGAGGTCTTCAATTAGAAACAAACTAAATATTCCTTCGCAATATTTTGTAGGAAGAGGGCACAGCGTAGATATATTAGAAAAATTTGATATTGGAGAATGCACTGTTGAAAATCAGCCAATGTCAGGAAGAGTTGTTGTACCCTTATATGATGAAGATAATAACTATGTAGGATGTGTTGGTAGAGCCATTAAAGAACATCTACAGCCAAAATGGCTACATAGCAAAGGATTCACTAAGAATATTCTTTATGGACTAAATTACGCCAAAAGCAATATACTTGAAACTAAAACAGTTATTTTGGTAGAAGGTCAAGGTGATGTTTGGCGAGCATTTGAGTCTGGTTTAGACATGACAGTAGGAATATTTGGAACATCACTAAGTGAAGATCAATTAATACTGCTAGAATCGTCAGGAGCGCTTAATGTTGTCATACTAACAGATTACGATGAAGCTGGAAAGAAGTCTGCTGATTCCATAATTAAAAAATGTGGTAGGAGATTCAATTACTTCAGGCCAGAATTAGATAGCTGGTTTGACAGTAAGGATATCCCAATAAAGCAGCGCGACTTGGGACAAATGACAAGCGAAGACATTAAAAAAGAAATTATACCCTATCTACCGTTTACAAGGAAAAGTAATGAATAATCAATCAGAAACTAGAATACTTGCCTTTGCTGGATCGAAACAGTCAGGAAAAACTACCGCATGTAACTTCCTTCACGGGTATCAGTTACGCGCCCAAGAAGTTATCCAAAACTTTGGAATAGCTCCAGATACTGGTAGGTTGATTGTTAACACAGAGATTGTAGATAGTGGTGGTAAAATTGAACAGGGTGACACCTTTATGGATATCTCTAGGCGAGATCCTGAATTTGTTGAATGGGCTATGTATAATATGTGGCCCTTTGTTAAAAAGTATTCCTTTGCAGATTCTTTGAAGAGTATCTGTATGTCTTTGTTCGGACTTACTTACGAGCAGTGTTATGGCAGCAATGCTTATAAAGACCAGATTGTTCCTCACCTAAGATGGGAAAACATGCCGGGAATTGCTACTAAGGAGATTCTTGAAGAAGAATGGGGCAATTTGTTGTGCGATTGGTTTCCTAGTGATAGTGAATATGGCAATGAGGAAATGCAAAAAGACCTTGCTAGAATCAATTTAACATATCACGCCGCAGGCCCAATGACCGCCCGTGAATTTATGCAATTCTTTGGCACAGACGTTATGCGTAAAATCTGGGAACCCGTTTGGATAAAAAGAACGTTAAAAGATATCGAAGAAGAACGTCCATTGTTAGCGGTGATTGACGACTGTCGTTTCAAAAATGAAATCTTGGCTATCCAAGAGGTCGGAGGTAAAGTAATAGGACACACAAGAGATATCTACGGAGATACTCACTCTAGCGAAAAAGAGATTAAAGAAAACTGGGATTTTGTGGATTGTTTAATTGATAATAAAAATATGGAAATTCATGAAGTTTGTAAAGAAATAATCAAAACGCTTAATGACTGGGGATGGTTAGGAGCCGCTACTGTCACCAATGGTAAAAAAACTGTTCATACAATAAAGGCCAATCAATGATTGTAGAGTATATACGTAGTTCAAGCTATAATAATTTCGAATACTGTGAATTGCAGTATTTTATCACCTACAACTTAGGTTACCAGTCTCCTTCTGGAAAAAAGGCCCAACTAGGAACTATGGTCCACAAAGTAATGGAGTGCCTCGCCTCCTGCACAAAAGATATTCAAGACCATCCGGCAGATAAAAAAACGCCAAGATCTATTGTAGATGATGCGCTTGGAG